CATGAGTTCGCTTGCGATCTATGACGCATTACGCTCTTTAGATAAAGCCCTCACCTGCTTCCGCCGTCCTGATGACCCTGAAATGGGTGATCTGGTCGGCGTCAACGCAGCTGGCTCGGCTCTTAGAGGTGCGATCATAAGGCGTAGGCAGCCTGGTGCGAAGTCGATGCCCCTTGAAGGGGCAGTTGGTGGTGAAGTTTTCACATCCGCAATCGCGTCCGGTCGTAGTGGGCTGGGTTGCTATCTCGATGTAGACTACTTTGGCGTGGAGTTTAAATCAACCCCTATTTTGCCTGGGTTCCCTATGTACTCCGTTACCTACTCTGGTGGTGAGACCTTGGAATCTCTACATATGCCAACGCTCGATCCCGACACAGCCAAGAAGGTTAAGTCGAGACTGGGGGAAGGTAAGTCAGGTACTCCCATGCGCCTTAATAACACGATAATTTCCGTACTCATTGGTATAGCCGAGCACATATCCCACCCGTGTGTCCGGCTTCCAATCGAGGTTCTGAAATGGTTCGTCTCGCAGTGGGGTTCGGATCCGTCGATATCGGAGTGTGACGACCCCCCGCATGGTAATATTACGGTGCGAGTGGATTCTATGTCTCCCAAGAAAGTATACATGTGCATCAACCTTGCTATGATCTCCAGCTATTACACCGAAGTATATGACTGGTTAGATGGTCAGGGGATTGACTCGAAACTTATGTTGCATGAGATGCTCTCCTATTATAGTGCGTCGCCAACAGGTGCCGCCCTAAAGCTCAAAGGGTCGCTCGCGTTCGCATTTATGCACGCCTCCGCTCTGGCTACAGCGGGCACATATATATCTGTTCAAGACGGCAGAGCTTGGTCGGGGTACGTGCACGTTAAGGCACCGTCTGTCCCAATTAACTCTTCCTATTGGAAGGAGATATATGGGCCCACGCATCTAAAGCACATACGGGACCTGAGTGACATGGGTCTATCACAACTTTCCAAGTTGGTTCGGATATGTATTCGTTTCCCTCTAGACAGATTTGGCTACAGAGCAACAGTCCTCATTTCAGCGCTGCGAGCGTTCCTGGGATACACGCGTACCGACAACAACGTCACCTTTCGTGAGGCTTACTCCCACGCGAAAGAATCGCCGGTATATAAGGGAGTTGGGCTCCCTGAGCCCTACGCTCGTGCCAATGGACAACTGATCTTACCTCACACCGAGCTGCTAAGGGACGCCACGGCCAACACTTTTACTCGACTTTTCACTACCAGAGGGCGGAGAGGTGTTTTGCCATGGCCAAGCTTCGTTAAAACTATCTATAAGTCAATGACGGCCAACTCTGCCGGCTGCGGGAATATTCGAATCGAGTTGAGAGTGGACGGTGTCGAAACCTCTGTCAAAACCACGGCTAAATCAGCTATCTACCCATTATCCCCGGACTCCTTCCGCCCAGGCGCTTCCTACGACTCAGACGGAAGCAGACTTACAATTGACACCTACCATAAGTTCTTCCCTCCACTCACTATCTCCGAGCCAGGGCAGATTGCAGAACGGTCCGTGACCGCGAAAGCTTCACGCCCTATCGTAATGCAGCCTCTGTGGACTTACATCGCTGAACTGTATCTCTATCTGCCACTATATAGTTACGTAATGTTCGAAGGTAAGGATCAGTCCAAGGCTGTCCCTATCATGGACATGGGTGAGGGGCCCGACTTCAACAACGCCGTCTTTACCATAGGAACTGAAACAGGTAATGAACTTGTCGACCACTACAGGGGCTTCGTAGTGACTGGGAATGCGGCATCTCAGGGGCTCAAGAAGACTCTGTTGGTAGCCACCGATTACAGTTCTTTCGACCAAACTGAGGTTTTGAACAACTTCAGAATACCGTGGCGCGACGGTATCATAAAGGCGTTCCGTAAGGCGTTTGGTACGGCCCCCATAGGCGCTTTCGACTCCATCGAAACTCTCATGGAGATAGTGGCGCCTTTAAGGGCCGTCCCCTTCAAGCTGCCAAACGGTTCGATCGTCTGGTTTGACGGTATTCGGTCGGGAGAGTACCTAACCATGTGCGGCAACAATGCAATGAACGCAAGTGTCTGCCAGGCCGTCCGCAACGCAGTTTCGGATCTTGGAATCGGAGAATATACATCTTTCTCCATCCAGGGCGATGACGTTCTGGCCGAGGTCGACATCGTTGACGAAGTCATGGTGGAGCCGTACCCCCTCTCCGGTACAGATAGAGATGAAGAACTCAGGGAGCCTTGCTTTAGCTCTAATCGCATAGTAGCGCTTGCTAAGACGGTACCTCTCGTGGTGAATAGGTGCGGACTCGAGACCAACGCAGATAAGGGCACTATCTCACTCGACTGCTATGACTACCTGAAGAAGCGCATCAAGGCCGGTAGATCTACCCCCCCTAACTACCTGCAAGCGATAGGGGCTGAATCGCTAGGTATGGTCGATCTGCCAGGGTCTTTCGTTATCGGACAGATCCAAAAACTTGACCTTTACGCAGCGAGGGGAGCCGACCCTCACGTGCTATTCCGATACTCTCTAGCGCTCTTCCTGCTACGCTGCTCTTACCGTGTCGCCGTTCGAGGAGCCACGCCAGGTATGTCTTCCATATACTACCCTCCCTTTTCTATGTACTTCTCCCCAACTAGCCTCAACGGACTAGGGAGAGCGCCATTCACTTGCCCGTCTCCTTCGAATGTGTACCTGGTCTACCTGATGAAGCGCTGCCCGGCCTTTAATGACTTTATCATGGCGCACTCCCCTTCATACAGGCCACCTGGTGGTAGGGACTATCCATCAATCGTGGCGAGTCTAATCCTATCTGCCGATAAGCGGAGCGACTGTAAGGTAAAAAGCGGCCTGCGTATGGTCAGTCTCCCACCTGACTCGTTGACTAAGCCTTATGCCAGGGGCGTGGCAGACATCGCCGCATCCCTAGACAGCAGGGCGCTCGAAGCCTCCATGGTTAGTGCAGACAAGCTAAAGTCCACCGGCCGATTCAAGCTTGGTTCGGACCTGTTGTATCAGAATACGCCCAAGCGCTCTCTCACTAGCATGCTACGCTCTAACGCCGGTGTGATTGAGCTCACCGCTAAGAAGCGGGAAGCGATACACCAGGACTCGTTTATTGGCGCTAAGAAGCCAACGTTCTCGGATGAAGACAGGTGGATTCAGTCCTTCATAATCCGTGAAGATGGTGAGGTTCCAGTAGCATCCGACCCTAACGGGCCTATGTGCGCGATACACCCGTCTATGGCCAACACCGTTGTCGCCATGGGTTGGGGTTGCGCCACACCGGACGCACACAGAATTATTACAAGCATTTTAACTCGTATTAAGGCTGACCCAGTCACCCCTCGCGACATAACGGAAGAGACGCTGTCGCGACTCCTTCTGTCGCCTGAGGTGGCATCCGACCCTTCCCTCCCGGTGGAAATTCTCAGTGCAATCGGCTGCTCGGAGGATACCAAAGCCTACGTTGGAGCGTTCTTCACCGATGAATCCACTAGCGCAATCCTTCTATCTCACATGAGTGGATCATTCACCCTCAACGCGCCTCTTTGGACAATGGTTGATAGATCGAGGGCCAACCTAAATAGATTTGTCGAACAGGTTAGCAGCACCAAAGCCTCGTCTGCAGCATACCCCGCCATGGTCGCCTATATGACAACACTCTATTTCAAATACGAGCGGCCAATCCACATATCCTACTCCAGCACGAAAGAGGCTGAGGACGCTCTATCTAAAGTACGTACCTACGCGACAGTACCCTTCGTCCCAATACTCGAAATGGACCGACGGCGTGGTGAAACCGGATTCGACCAGCGTACATGAGCGCTAGACAGACAGT